AGCATATTTTTATAACATAACTAAATAGATGTATAAATACCATAAGTTTAAGTTTAATAAAGATATACTAAGTGAAGATGTAGTTGTTTTTAATAAGATTACCAATAAAGTAGTAAACAAGTTAGTAGTAAATAAAGAAAGGACTGCTATACATAAATCTTTTATAAAACACTATTGTAATTACTTTGATATTCAAAGCCATATATGAGCTAATTATACTTATCTATTACTACAACTTATACAAACTACTTTAACTAAGACACAAAAAATTAGTCCTGAGATTATATTAGATAGTTGACATTATAGTGAAAGGTATTTTAGAAAGTTTATAAAAGTTTTATTAAAGGAATGAATTATAGCACAAGTCAAAATAGATAAATATATAACTACATATTTAAATCCATATATAGCTATGAAGAATAGGACAGTAGATTATGATGTAATACAATTATTTATTGACTTTGATTGGGTAATAAAATCAACATTATCTATATCTAAGACTGATATTTAGAACTTAACAATAATACTATGGGAAGAATGAAATCAACATTAACTAAAGTAAAAGGTAGACCTAAGAAAGTAAATAAGAAACATAAATGGAATGAGAAAAAGAAAAAGATAACTAGACGGAGGAATATGACTATCCAATTAACTGAAGAGATAGAAGAAGAAAAAAGAAAACCTAACCCAGATAAACATACTCTATATAAATTAAAACTTAGATTAAGTAGATATAATCATCAACTATTATCAGCTTCAACTGTATGAGAAGATGTAGCTAAAGAAACTTGAGAAAATGCTAATACTGTTCTTAGTTTAATGTCAAATAAAGTAGTAAAACATATAGATGGGAAAGTATATGATTATATAATATTATCTGAGAAACAAGCTGACACATTAGAAAGTTTTTTTAAATGAGAGTATACTGAAATATTATATTGAGGTTGAGCTAGATGATGAAAATCTTATTTGATATGAGTAATATTAGGTTTATGTGTTGCTAGTATGCCTTGAAGTAAATGGTTATTATCAAGAACTGTTCTTGCTGAACTGCAAGCTACTACATTATCTACTTTTAAGAAAGTTCTTAAATCTCTTTGATTTTGAGATAAATCTTATGCTGATAAAATAAGAGAGAAGAAAAGGATGGAGTTTAAAAATGATAGTGAAGTTTATGTTATACAAGTAAACTATGAACCATCTGACCCTGAATTTGATAGATTAGGTTCTTATTCTTATACTTGAGCTTTCTTAGATGAATGACAACAAATGGCTACTAAAGTTAGAAGTGTATTAGATGGTAGATTTAGTGAAACAAGTTGAAGTTTTGAATTTAAGGTAAAGAAAGTTCATTGAAAAACCCCAGACTGGAATAATATTTGATACTCTAAGACAATAAAAGTTGTTAAGGAGGCAGTATATTCATTAGATGAGATAAGAACACCTAATGCTGACATAAAAGAGATAATACAGTATGGTAAATATTATTGTGTAATAACAGAATATAAACAATTCAATGTTCCATATACAATAAATAATGTAAAAGAAGTATGAGATTACTATGTAGCTCAAGCTGTATGGAGATTTACACCTATAACACTAATTAGTTGTAATCCTTGAAAGAATTTTACATATTCTGACTTTTATAAACCATATTCTAAATGAATAGCTGAATGAGATGAGTTTAAATATCTAACAACTGAGCTTGATGATTGAACTATATTTAAAAAGAAGTTTATAAGAGCATTAGTTACTGACAATCCTTTTGTAGAAAACCAATATATAAAAAGATTAGAAGCTAGTAATGATGAAACTACTAAACAAAGATTGTTGTATTGAAACTTTGAATATGATGATGACCCTAAACTATTATTTGATACAAAACATCTTGTAGAAATGTTTAATAAAACATTTGAAACACTTGATAATACATATTATTTAACTATTGATGCTGCTAGGCAAGGTAAAGATAAGACTGTAATAATGTTATGGCAGTGAATGAATGTTAAGACTATATATACTATAGATAAAGCTAGCTTAACTGACCAGGCTGAAACTATTAAAAATATGTTTATATATAAATACAATATAAATCTAAACAATGTATTAGTTGATGAGGTGTGAGTATGATGATGACTTGTAGATATACTATGATGTAGATGATTTATAGCTAATGCTAGTCCTATAAACCCATATGCTAGTAAATATAGAGCTGATATGAAAAGGAATTATGCTAATTTAAGAACACAAGCATTCTATTATCTTAAACATTATATTGAAACATATAAAATACATATAAATTGTAGTGAAACTTTTAAAGAAATTCTTTTAGAGGAGTTGTGATTTATTAAAACAGATAGTATAGATAGTGATACAAAGATAAGATTAGAAAGTAAAGGTAAAATGAAACTTATGTTATGAAGAAGTCCTGATTATGCAGATGCTTTAAGTTTTAGAATGTATTGGATTATTAAAAACCACCACGAGTGAAACACAGATAATGCTGACAAAGAAGAAGTAGACCCTATATTAGAAAGTTTAGAAGAACAAGAAGAGGAAGAATTAGATGAAGTATATAATGTTTCAGAAGAAGTAGATTTATCTGTTTATTAACTTGATTTTCTATTCTATTTATTTATATAAATAAAGATACTATTTACTTAGTTATAAAACCTTATGAAAGATGATTTAAAATTATTAATGTCAAAAGCTAAAGTAGATGTTGATGATATACTAAACAAAGTTAGAGAAGAATATAATATTTGACTTGACTTTGTTATGAGTAAAAGAAATAAGTTTAATACTGATTTAAAACTATATAATAATCAAAAACTTAATTCAGACAAAATTTGAGATACAACAGTATATAATGTGCATAGTGCATTAATGGCTAGATTATATATGTCTAAACCTAATATCTCTTTTGAGTGAACTAAAATATGAATGGATTTTATTACTGATAATATAAATTCAGCATATAAAGAAGACTTTGAAGAAGAAGATATGGAAAATATTAAATATCAAAGATTGTGGGATGCTTTATTTTACTGAGTAGGTATAGTAGCTAAGACAGGTTGGAATTGAGTAGAAAAGGAAACTATATTTCAGAATATTGACCCTAGAAACTGGATACCAGACCCTATAGGTAATTATACTACTTGAAACTATAGATATACTTGATTTGAAAAGATAATTAGTGAAGTAGATTTAAAACAACAATGATTATGGAATGAAGACCTTAATCCTTTAAACACAACTTGAGTTGGTGCTATATGAGCTAAGAAAAATTTAGATGATGACCATATAAGAGGTTGAGTAGGTAATTATACAGCTACTGATGAGTGATATTCTATATATTATCATTTTACTACTATCAATTGAGTAAAGGTTAAGATAATAACTTGAAATGATAACACATTATTATTAAATGTAAATATATTAAAACCTATATTTAAAGCCGAAAAGAAAGATAATACTTTAATTGAATTTCCTTTCAGTTTTACATACTACAGACCTATAAGAAATGACCCATTTGGTAGAAGTGTAGTCGATGATACAGGAGATGTTCAAAGAACTAAAGCAATAATAGCTAATTTAAGACTAAATAAATCAAAAGCAGAGTTATACCCTATGTATTTATATAATACTAGGTTAGTTAAAAATAAAAATGATTTATCTTTCTGATTTAATAAGTTGATTTGAGTTAACCCATTAGAGTGAGAACCACTTAATAATGCAATAACTCCTATACAAAAAGACTTTAGAGCTGATAATTCATACTTAATAGATGATAGTTTAGATAAACAAGTTCAGAAAGCTACTTCTGTTTGACCATCTGCACAAGGTTCATCTCCACAAAGAAGAGAAACAGCTACTACTAATAGTATAGTTCAAAATAATGTTGATGTAAATATGAGTTTTATGTCAAAGATTGTAAACTGGGGAGAAAAACAGATAGCTAAGTTATGGTATAGATGATTAGTAGAAAACTTAATGCCTTGAGATAAAAAGGTTGTTAAAATATATAATTGATTTACTACAGTTCCAAATACATTAGGTATTAAAGATTTAATAACAGATGATGAATATAAGATTACTGTGAAATCATCATTAGATAAAACAGAGCAAGAACAAAAAGATGTAAATGCTTTTAATATGGCTCTACCTTTATTACAAAGTCTTAATCTACCTAAACCTAGTCTATATAATGCTTATAGAGATTTCCTTAGAAACTTATGATATGATGAGAAAAAAATATGGGTGACTATACCACAAACTCCAGAAGAAATAGATGTAGAACAAGACATATCTTTATTACAAAAATGAATACAGGTTACTCCAGATGAAAATACTGATGTTGATACTGCTTTATTACTAATAAAGAGGTTGCAACCTAGTAAGGTAGTTGATGTATATATAGCTACTTTATTAGAACTAAAGAAAACTAAAGATGCTACTGCTCAAGCTCAAGCTGAAGCACAAGCACAACAATGACAAGAACAACAAATGCAACAATGATTGAAATCAAATTCAATGTCACAAGCAGGTAGTGCTTTACAAAATATGGCACAAACATTTACTAAATAATTATTAAACTATGACTAACAAAATAGATAAAATGAATAAGAAAGATAAGAAAGCTGAAGCTAAACAAAATATTAAAGATTTAAGAAAATTAAAAGATAGTAAAGAATTTAAAGATTTACTTACTAAACTTAATAATAGAGCTGATAATATTAAAAATATAATTCTAACTGACTTTAAAAATTGAGAATTAAATCAAGATTTGGAATATACAGAAAATGATAGATTATTAGCTAGATGGAAAGTATTTAATGAAATAGCTGATGAATTATGAAAGATTAAATTGCCTTGAGCTTGATTAGTTGAAGATGTATTTGATTATCTTATAAAACAGCAAGAAGAAACTATAACTACTGCTCTTACTAATGCTACTTGAACTTGACTTAGTAAGAAAATATATGCTAAAAAAGAAATTGACTTGACAACAGCTTGAGAAATGAGTATCTTAGAAATAAGAGTAGACGGTATGATAGGTCAAGATACAAAAGAATTAGAAGAAGAAAGTGACAAAGTATATGAATAGTATGTTTGTGTAATTGTGTTAGGTGATTAAGTTCATCTAACCATATTAGGCAAAGACCTAAGCTATTTAGCATTAATCAAAACATTATGGAAGATATCATTGAAAACAATGAAGAATTGTTAGAAAATGAAGAGTTAAATCTGGACTCTGATAAAGAAACAGATAATACAAGTAACTTCAAGAGATTGTCAAAAGCATATAAATGAGCTCTAGCTAAAAACAAAGAATATGAAGAATTACTTAAAAGTAAATGAGATTGAATAGGAGAAAAAGATAAAGCATTATTTGATGATACTGATTTAAGATTTTTCTTTCTTGAAAACTGAGATGCTGTAGAATATAAAGAAGAGATGAAAGAAACACTTAAAAAATATCCTAATATGGATTTAAAAGATGCTTTAGCATTAGCTAAACAACTTAAACCTAAAGAAAGTGAAACTCATACTGATTTAGACTTAGTATCTGAAGTAAAATCTTGAAAGAAAACTATCTGAGATTTATCAGAAGAAGAAGCACTTAAACTACCTAATACTGAATACTTAGAATGGGTAAAGACACAAAAAGGTTGAAATCCTTTATGAGCTATGAAAAGCTCAATATGGTGAGATTAATATTTATAATTAAATTATTTTAAAAATGGCTAACACAATTAGTTCTTTAGTAAAGCAAAGATATACTAAAGAAGTTCAAGCTCTATTGGAGACAAAATTAGTTTCTTTTGCATTAGCAAACACAAAATTATTAGCAGCTATGCCTGATGGTAATGTATTAAATTATCCTAGACCAAGTTATTCATCAACTGCTGAATATACAAAATATACTGATATGGTAGATGCTCCATTGAAGACAACAAATGAAACAATGAGTATAGACCAACATCCATACATATCATTTGTTATTGATATTGAAGATGAACAAGATATTGGTTATGATATTATACAAGGTCAAATCAAAAGAAATACTTATCAATTACAAGCAAATATAGATGGTAATTTCTTTAATGAATATAAGAATGCTTGATATAGTAATAATACTCCAGTTGCTTTAACAACATCAAATGTATTTGATACTTACGGTAATGCTTATGCTACATTAACAAATGGTGGTGTAGATAGTAATGCTATTGGTGTAGTAGTTGATGCTTTCTCATTAAATAAAATATGAGCTTCTGCATTAGGTAATACATTTAATACTGCTGACAGTGTTTATAAAAATTGATTTACAGGTGCTACATATCAAGGTATGAAAGTATTTACAAGTTCAAACTTAACATCTGAATGAGTATTAGATTTATCTACAAATCCAGCTGATGGTGATACAGTAACTATCAATGGTGTTGTATTTACATTTAAGACTGCAATAGCAAATTCTGGTGATGTATTAATTGGTACTGCTGCTGCTGATACTGCTAACAACTTCTCTGCTGCTGTAAACAACTGAGCAGGAGCTTGAACAGTTTATATTGCAATATCTGTTGAAGTTAGAGCTAATAAACTAGAATGATTATCTACTACTGTTGCTTCTACAAATGTTACATTAACATCTAAGAGAGGTTATAAAGTATTATCTTCTAGTAAAGGTATTTGGGGTGCTGTAACTATTCATAATATGGCTATGCAACATTGAGCTATTGAATTAGTTATGAGAAACCAAGTTATGTTGAAAGAAGAAGATATACAAAAGCAATTAGGTAGAAGATTTACTACACATACAAGATATGGTCTTAAAACTTTTTCTGAAGGTGCTGAAAGAATGTATGATATTAAAATTGTTGCACAAGCATCTTGAAAATAATATCAGAATTAAAGAGGGTTATACCTCTTTTTTTTATACTTGAATTACTACTACATATATGTATATAATAAATACTTTACTATTTAATTAAAATAATATGTATTTTGAAGTATTAAGATGATGAGAAAAAATTAAAGTGTTATGACACCAAATTCTTAAAGATGATGTATTTATTTGAGAATATAAAAAAGAAGAATTTAAGAAAAATTATACAAGAGAAGAATTGGAAAATATTAAATGGCCTGATTTAAAAAAGATATATGCTAAAAATGTATGAACTATTAGTGTTTGATTATCTAAAAAAATAGTTATAGAAACTTTACTAAATAACAAATAATAGATGGATGTAAGTAAAATAATTAGTATGGTTCAAGATTTGACTTGAACTACACTATCTCAAGACATAATCTTAAACTATGTTAATATGGTTAAAAATGATATATGGACTACTATTATTACAGCTACTGATGAGTGATATAATTGGACTTTTTGGACTACTGATACAGTAAAAGGTCAAATAGAATATAGACTTAGTAGTATAGCTAGTTGAGATGATTGAACTCTAAAACTTAAATGAGTAAGTGTTTGTTATGATGATACAAAAAAATATCCTAATTGACAACTTATATATAAAAAAGCTAAAGAACAATCTATGTGAAATCTTAAAGAAGATATGAATTATTATGAAAACTATTGAGATTATGAAAACCCTATTTTTATAGTTCAAGATAATAGTGTATTTATATATCCAGCTCCTGATAAAATTGTTACTGATTGAATAAAAGTATTAGGTATTAGAAATATACCAGATTATACTCTAACTACTACAGAAAAAGATACAATGATAAGGCCACAATACCATCAATATATAGTTCAATGAGCTATAACATATGTATATAAAAGAATGAGGTTATATAATGAATATCAAATAGAAAAAGCTGAATATGAAAAAAACAAACAAGTAATTACAGAGAAATTAAGTGAAAGAACTACTTGACCTTTTTATGCTTCTTATGATACTGAAAATGTGAATTAAAAATACAAATAACTTTACTTGATGAATTTGAAATAGTAATTATATAGGTAAACCTTGAAGTTATGCTTTTTCATTAAATGTAGAAACTTATGATGCTAAATGATTACAACTTTGACATACTTGATATGAAACAACTATAAATACTAGAAATCAATGACAAATTATATGAGCTGTATATTCATCACAATCTGCATATAAAATATTTGCTACTCGGGACTGATATATAGAAGTACCATTTGATATTAGTAAAAGTTTTCAATTTAAAAGTAGAATATTTAACATATTTACTAAACAAATATGAAATCAACTGTATTGAATAATACTATCTGTAAATTGAGAAATATATAAATGGAAAGTTGATGAAAATGATGTTGCTTTATGAATATGAGATAATTGAGCTAATATAACACAAGAATGAACATTGCCAGATGTAGATTGAACTATTTCTTTCTTTTATAGTAAATGCCCATATTTAATAAATTCTGATTTAATATATGTAGTAGGTTGAAATGTATTTAATAATGATATATTTACTATTGATACTACTACTTCTCCTTGGACTATTACAAATACATTAAAATTAGATGATTGATTTACTATTACATATATGTGATTAATATGAAGTGTTGTGCATATAGTATGATATGACTGATGATGAGGTAAAGAGGTATATTGGGATTGAATATCATCTACAACTTCTTCTGCTAGAACTTATTGAAATAGATTTATATGATGGTATTGAAAAAAAATAGAATGATGAGCAACATTTCAAAACTCTAATTATTATATTATAAATAATGATTTATATTTGTCACAATGATATAATGCTCAAAGACTTTATAAAGATAAATGATTTAAAGTATGAATAAATAATGCTTTAGAAACTATATGAGAACACTTATATATTCCTTGAGATAATAAAGTTTTCAAATATTGACAAACTACAGTTTGATTACCACATCAATTAACAGCTACAAGAATAAGATGAATTATTGATTATATGGAGCATAATTGAACTACATTAGATGTGTTTTCTCACTATTACGATAGTCAGATGTATAATACATATAAAAGTATATATAAAAGTGAATATACTACAGATTATTGAACAGTTTACAGTTATAAATTTGATTGATGACAATATTGAGCTAAGAAAAACTTAGTAAAATGTAGAATATGATATAATATACCAGAGAATACTTGAATAAATATATATGTAAAATATGACAATGATACTAAAAATGCTACTTTCTATACTTGATGATTTGAAAATTATACTACACCACCAAGTGTATGAGATGTATATAAATTTAATTGAATAGACTATACTATTACAAGTGTAATAAGAAAAACAACATCTTGATGACCTACTACTCAATGACTTATAATAAATTGAGTATCTACTACTCCATCTAATATAGATAGTTATGATTATTTTCATTTCATACCTTTAACTAAAGTTAGTTGAGATTGAGATACTTCTTATCTTATAGATAAGGTAGATTATTGATTTCAATTACTAAAACAATTAGATTGAAGTAAGACTACTGATACTATAATGATTAGAGATACAATGCCTGTATCAGACTTTAATGATATGCAAATAAAAGTAGATATGTGGACTGTATATAATAATATTACTCCTACATTATATGATTATACTTTAGAATATAATATAATAGAAAATGACTTCTGATGATAAATTAGAAACTATAAATGATTTAGATAAAAATCTAAACAAATCAATATATAAAGAACAAATACTTAAAGAACCTGATTATTCTTATTGAAGAAATCAAGAGCCATTAGATTGAGAAGTATCAATAAATAAATCAAAAGTATGAACTAAAATAGTAGATGAAAGTAGTTTAAATAATTTAGATATAATTCAATACGATAAAGATAGTGATACATATAAAACAACACCATTACCTAAATTAAATACTTATGTTTGAACTGATACAATTAGTTTAACAGCTTGAGATATTAAGAAATATACTACTTGATTTAAACCTTCTAAAATAGAAATAAATGCTATAAATACTTATTGAAGTAGTGGTAGTATTTCATCATCTATTTGATATTCTACTTGAGATAAAGGGCATATAAACTTTATACAATATAGTGATTGAGATACTGTTCCTTTAACTGCATCTTATGATGATACTTTAATTATATGAGTATATCGGAAAGATAGTTGATGAACTAGACATCATAATGAATATTATATAGATAGTATAAATTTAGATTGATTTAATCTTAAATGTCAAACAAATGACCAATGAGATAATGTACATATAATAATTTCTTGTATTTAACTAGCTTAAACTTATAAAATAAATACTTTATTATTAAATAATAAAAATGACCTTTGACCTTAATAAACTTAAACAACTAACTGAACAATGAAAACAGTTTGAAACTCAATGAAACACTTGATGAGCTATTTCATTATATCAAAATGCTTATGATTATTGAAAACAGAATTGAGTAGATGAAACTCAACTTGCTTGACTACAATCAAGAATAACTTCTTTAAATACACAAAATAAACCACAAAATACAAATACTACTCCAGTAGAGAATAATATTCCTACTAAAACACAAAATACACCAAATATACCTCAAAACACACAAAATACAGACACACAGACACAACAAAATATTCCACAGAGTACAATTGTATCTCAACAAGAAAAACAACCTGTTAGAACACAAAATACAACCACAGTAAGCCAAAACACTCCAAATATACCTCAAAATACACAAATTCAACAACCTACACAACCTACACAACAAAATCAAGTAAAACAAAATAAATGAGCATTAGCTGATTATAATTTTTGACATTGAACAACTGAACAATGAAGAAATGAAAGAAATATGCAAATTGCACAATCATATATTGATAATAAAAAAACTCCAGATGCTTTAGAATTATATAAAAATATAAAAGAACAAGCTCCTACAGAAAATAATACTAATATTATGAATACTGTTAGAAATATTCAAAATGATTTTAATAATAAAAGTTGAATAAATACAAATCCACAAGTAATTTGGGCAAAAGCTAATAATGTAAATATGTCAATAGAAAATTGACAACCAGTTTTTAAACCTAATAGTATTAGCCAAGCTATTTCTATGTATAAAGAATTTTGACCTAATGTACCTATAGATAAGGTAAATGAGCAATCTATTAAATGAAGTGCTGCATATTGAATTATATCTAAGTATAATAACGGTAGTGTTGAGCAAATCAAACAATGATTAGAAAGTTGAGATTTAGCACCTTGAAGTCAAAGTTGGAAAGATATGATAACTTTAAATTGAGGTATCACACCTAATATGGAACAAGCAGAAAAAGATTATATTCAAAAACAAAAAGTAGATGTTGTTAAAAGTTCTATAACTAATATGGTATGATGAACTACTTGAAATACTTGAAATACTTGAAATACCTTAACTACTTGAACTACTTGAAATACAATAACAAAACAAAACCCTATCCAATCAGTTCAAAAAGTTTTAGCTAACTTAAAGAATAAATATACTATACAGTCAAATTTAATATTATGAAAAGAAAAAACTATAAGAGAAGATTATTATAAAGCACATCCAGAAGTGAAACAAGCACAAAAAGAGTTTACTGAGGCTCAAGCTCAACTTAATAAATTGCAAATAGCTAAGAAAAAACTATATAATGATATAGTTAATAGATATAATTGATTAACAACTTGAGAAGCAATAGCTATGGCTAATAAACAATGAAGAGCTTTAGATGAGCAAATATTTCAAGCTACTTTAAAAGTAAATACTGCAATGTCAAATTATCAATATAATAATAGTATAGCACAACAGACTATATCTGATAAATATAAAATATTTGAGGGTCAATTAAGTAGATTAACTACAGTATATAATAGTGATGTATCTCAATGATTAACATTATCTAAGATGGCTCAAACTCAAGCTAATTTTGAAACAGATTTAGTACAAAAGCAAAAACAATATGAAACATCACTTATAAATTGAAATCAACAAGATGCTTTAAAATATGCTAGAGAAATAAGTATAATTAGAGCAAAACAATGAGCTGTAAAAAACATATATAAATTATTTAAATGAGCTAATTGAATTACTTTTAAATATAATGTTACTACTTGAAAAGTAGAACCTATATGAACACAAAGCTCTAATGTAAAGATTAAATCATTATTAAATACACTTAATTGAAAAAGTAATAATTTACTTAATGTAGATTGAACATTAGATTTTAGTAAAAATAAAGAATTATTAAATCAAGCAGCTAATAAAAGAGAAGCTAGTATTAAGAATAATAATCCAGCTTGAATAACTGTATGAGCTTCACAAAGTTTATTAAATGCTTGGAAAGAAGCTTGAATAAAATTTAGTGTTTGAACTGCAAGACCATCTAAAGAATGATGAAATTATTATAAATTTGCTACTGTTAGAGATTGAATAAGAGCATCTGGTATAGCATTAACAAGATGATGATGAAGTGTTTATCAAAGACTTATGAAATGGAAATGAGCTTGAACAATACAAGATAAACAACAATATGCTAAAAGTATTATGGATTTAGCTTGAATACCAATGTGAACAACTTTTAAACAATTAGAAAATCAACCTAATAAATTAGCTACATTAAGATTAGAACAAATAAGAAGAGAAGCACCTACATTCTATAAATGATTAAAAGAATCTCTAAATAATACAAATAATATAAGTAATACAGAAGCTACTAAATTATCTACACCAGAGATACTTAATAAATTACCTGTAAATGTTGCTATAGCTTTATGAAATGCTAAATGAATAAATCTTAAAAAAGAATTATGACCTACATTTCCTTGAGCATCTCAAGATGATTTAGCTAATATATATAATACTTATAATAGATTAGCCAATTCTAATTGATTTACTAAATGAATACCAAGTAATATATATAATTGATTATATGTATCTATCCCTGTCCAATTAAAAAATTCTGATGCTGAAAGAGTTGCTTTATTAAAAAGAATTAATTCATCATATTCACAACTAATAAATGCTTGAGTTAAAAACCCAACATTTTGACAAACAGTTGGTATGTTTACATCTACTCCATTAAAATGGATAACTAATATAAATAATGCTACTCAATATAACAATATATTAAGATTATGACAAACTGCTTGAAATGTTACTGATTTAGAAACATTATGACAAAATACATATATACTAATGAAGAAATATTGAGTTTGACAAGCTACTCAAGCTGCAGAAATTAATAAATTAAATAGTTATTTAAAAGAACATCCTACAGCAAAAGTATTTAATGAAGCTAAAATATTAGAACAAAAGAAATTATATGATTCTTTAAAATCAAACTTTAAATCGTTATCTGATAAATATAATTGACTACATTTACAAAATCTTTTGAAAGATACTTCAACTAATTATTCTAATATTGAATGAGATGATAAGCAAAGAATTATAAATATAAGAAATATAATAGCACAGTTAAATAATAATGCAAAACAAGAACATTGAATACCAGCAACTGATGATGTAAATATATTATCAAATATAAGTGATAAATGGAATAAAAACACAATATTAGATACTGTTAAAAGTCATATTAGTAATAATATTAAAAATCTTAATTCAGTTAGAGAGGCTGAATTACTACCTCCTCTAAGTTATAATGATATATGAGATTATAATAATAGATATAATATTGACTTTAATAATAGAATAAGTAGTCTGATTAAGTAGTATAATTTATATAATAAATGTATAAAATGGATTTAATGAATTATTTACAAAATTTATCTCCAGAAGATAGAGATAAGTTATTTAATAGAGTTGAACAAACTCCTGATACAAATCAATGAGTTATAGAAGCTGATAAAGATACAACACCAGTAGACCAAAGAATGTCTACTGATAATAGAACAGACTATCCTCAAAGTTTAGATTGACCTAATTTAAAATCACAACCTGTTAACAGTTTTACTTTAGCTGAAGAACAACCTAATCAATGAATAAGTTTACAAGATATGAGCCAATTAACTTGAGTAAAACCATCATCTAATGAAGAATTACAAAATCAAGTTAGTAATGATATGCAAAAAGTAGTTCCTATTGAAAAATTAACTAATGAGTATGATAAATTACAAACAAATAATGAAAGAATAAAATATTTACAACATATAAAAGATACTTGAGGTATAATTAAAAAAGATGATTGAACACCTCTAAATATTGATAATGTTATAACATCTTTACAAGTAAGTAATAATACAAATAATACAAACAATACAGATAATATAGATAACACAACAAAACCAAAAGAACCTAAGGCTGGTTATTTCTCAAATTTAATATTATGAAATCTAACTAATTTTATGTGAAGTGCTGCTAAATGATTAGTTGATACAATGTGAACTATTGATAAAACAGCATGATATTTATCATCATTGACACCTAAATATGCTATAAAAGCAGATAATGCTTTACTAAAAATGTTTTGAAGAAAACCTATGGCTAATAATATAGATAAACAACAAAAAGAATGGAGTGATGCTGTAGATGCTTCTACTAAATGAATTAATGATGCTATATGAAATGTAGCTACATTTTGATGATACTTTTGATGAGCTGAAGACCATCCTATAACTACAATGGCTTGAGATATAGCACAATTTGCTATGACATTAGCTATAGCACCAGAAGTAGAAATGCCTTGATTTATTGAAAAAGTAACAACCACATACCCATCTGTAGCTAAATACATTAGTGCTATAACAAATGCTACTGAGAAATTAGCAAAAGTAAAATGAGTAAGATTAGCTTGAAAGTGAGTATCTTATTTATGAAAAACAGCTTGAAAATCAATATGACAACTTGTAGCATTTAATGCTAGTAAATGAAAATGAACATCTGAAAATGAGCTAATAGCAGCAGCTTTATTATGAGTAGGTGCACACTGAGTATGAGTTTGACTATGATGAGCTATGAATTATATTAAAAAAGCTTTAAATCAAATGCCACCAGAAACTATAGCACTTCTTAAACAGATGACACCAGAAGAAGTAGATATAGCATTAAAATCTTTAAAGAGTTGAGATACTAAATCTATAGTTCATAATATAGAAAAAGCTGTAGAAAAATATAAAAATAAAGTAAAGAAAGTTCCATCTGGAAAAGTATTAGCTAAAAAAATAAATTATAATGTAGAAAACTTACCAGATAAAGAAAAAATTATACCAGCTAAAAATGTAATTAATGATTTAAATAAGTTTTTAAGATGAGATGATTGAACTAATACAATTACAACAAATGATAAAAAAATAGTATGAATATTTAATCAATTAATTAAGAACAATACTACTAAAAAATGATTTATTTCTCCAAAAACATTATCTGCTGCTAAATCAGAAGTTCAAGACTTTATATCTAAAGAATGAGTAAAAACAGATTTTGCAGCTTGACTTACTAATCAATTTGATGATATGTATAAAAAATATATTACAAATTGAGAACAAATAGTTAAAAACAATAAAGTTATATCAAATGCAATGTCAACAAAAAAAGAAATAGAATGATTAACTACAAAAGAAAATATGGGTAAAGTATGAATGGAAGAAAATAAAGTTTGAACAATAGATACTAAATGATTTAAGGTAGATGTTGAAAACCCTTTAAATGAAGTATTAAAGAAAATCAAAAAAAATAAATGACCAGATTGGAATAAAATATATACATTATGACAACATTTTAATAAATTCTTTAAAGAAGATGATTCTAATAATTGATTTTACTTCTACCATAATGGTTCTATAGAGGGTATGTTAAATAATATTACAGAAATAATTAGAAAATTCTGATGAGAAATAAATTGATGAATATCTGAAAAAGACTTCTTTAAATATACTAAAAAAGACTTAACACCAAAATGACAAAATGAGTTATGGAAAGTAATAAGGAATTATTCTCCTTTAGAAGTTATAAAATTCTTTGATGCTTTATATCCTAATCATAAATAATGTTAGAACATAGAAAAGCTACATTCTTACTAACAGAGTTTGGTAAATATCTTCTTCAAGAAAATTGAAGAGGTATTTATCTTGAAAACTCACAATATATAAATACAAATTGGGTAAAGAAACCAAATATTTAATTCTTGACATTAAAAAATGGCTATAGATTGAGATAAAATTAGTGTATTAACTACTTGAACTCCACTTGATACTGATTGGATACCTTATGTAGATATAACAGCTTGAGAAACTAAAAAAGCTACTAAATTAGAACTTAAATGAGATATTTGAACTGCTGCAACAGTAGATGTATGAACAACAACTACTTGAGATGCTTGAACTTCTGCTAGTGTTACTAATAGTTGAACAACAAGTGCAGCTATATTTGATTTTACTATACCTAAGTGAGATACTGGTGCTCAGTGACTTAAGTGAAATACTGGTGATAAATGAATGAATTGGCAATGAGATTATGATAGCACAATACAATATTATATAGATGATGCAGTAAGTTATAATGATAGCTCTTATATAGCAATTCAAGATACTAAATGAAATGCTCCTACAGATACAACTTACTGGAACTTAGTAGCTAAAAAAGGTGCAGACTGAAGTGGTAGTTGAGATATGGTAGCTTCTACTTATGACCCTAATTCTATTGCAGCAGATTGTTTTTCTCAAGATAATATGGAGAATTGAACTACTAATGTAAATTACACTAAAACAGAACAAGATAAATTATCTTGAATAGCAGACTGAGCTAATGTAAATGTTCAAGCAGACTGGAATGAAGCAACAACAACAGCTGATGATTATATAAAAAATAAACCTAATTTAAGTGTATATGAAATAACAGCTAATAAACTTACAGCATTTCAAACAACACCTGATGATACACATTATATTAGTGAAAAACTTGCTAAAGATAGTTTAGATTGAAAAGAAGATGCTTTTATTAAGAACACAGCATTTAATAAAAACTTTTGAACTGCAAGTTGAGATGTTATGGAATGAGATACTGATGTTGGTATTGTAGGGACTAAAACAGTTGATGAAACAAATATAGCTGATTGAACTATAATTCAATATGATAAAACTGATGATAAATATGTTTGTGTAGCACCACCTACTTGATGATGAGGTTGATGAATTGATACAGTAGTAATAGCTTGAGACCAAGTGCAATGAACTATGTT